TTAACAAAAATGTAAGAGTTGTATTAACTGATGGAGAAATATTTGAAGGATTATTTGAAGAATATTATGAAGAAGATAATACAATTATAATAAATGGAATTGAATTAAATATTGAGGAAATAAAAGAAATGGAAGAACTAAAATGATTTGCAAAAAGCAAGTTAAAGTGATATAATTAAATTGAATAAATAAATAAAACTATAACTTACGCAATAACGCAAGATGATAATCGTATGTATCTATAAACTTGCTTGTCTTTTAATAGCTTGGACTTATTTATTCTATGGTGCTTATAAAAACTAGTAGTCTGTAAATGTGTTCCAGAATGGAGTAAGTCAAGTTCCACTTGATGTAGCAATTCATCTTTATGGACAATAAGTACCTATATTATGATTATATGGACTATCTCTAGTAGGTAGTGATACTAAATAATAAAGGAACACAATTAGACGTATTCTAATTAAAGGTAACTCAGACGAATATATTTTATTGAACTCGAGATAACAATAAAAACAATTCTAGACAGAGAAGTGACGAAAGATTTTATTATTTAGTATCAGTATCTATTAAAGATACAATTTTAATCATAATAAGATTTTTCTAGGGGCTACTCTGGGCGACCTTATGAGTAGATAATAGGCTGTCAACCTAAAATTGAATGGTGGTTCGAGCCCACCCACTTGCTAAAAACATAATAATTAAGTATAATTTGACACATTAGAAAGATTATTGTTGTTGATAGTGTATGTGAAGTGTATTTGGATAACATACCCCTGATGTATTTGAAATTAAGCAACCTTAAATGGTTGTTTTTTTGTGGCTTATTTGATAAAAAAATGGACAAAAATAAATACCCTATCTATACCCTATCTATACCGTAGGTATACATCTGTATCTGTATATATATTATTTATTATTATTTATATTAATTATTATTAAATATATTATTAATTATTTATATTATATTATTCCTAATTTTATATATTTGATTTTTTTTAATAAATATGATATAATCTATTTAGTGATATAAAGGTAGGCGAGTTAATGAAAGAATATCGTTGTATGTGTGGCAAATTGTTATTCAAAGGCAAATTCAAAGGTATTATTTCAATAATGTGCCGACATTGTAAAAAATTGATAGAGTTCCACAATTTAGAGAACCAAGACAAATAGTCTGAGTTCTTTTTATTTATCATGAGTACTAAAGAGATTAATCAAGTGCAAGTCTTGAACTCATGACCTAAAGGCTACAACCATTGATTGCTTAAGATGGTTTAAATATTAAATTCTTGGTGGAGTAGACCACTTGAAAAAATCGAGGGAGGAGATATTTATATGAAAGATTTTTTAGAGAATTTAGAAATTGGAGAAAATAAGATTAAATTATCAAAAGAAGAAATTAAATCTATTTTAGCCGAACACGGGAAAAGTGTTAAAAATGAAACTGAAAAAGTTCAAAATGATATGAGAAAAGAAAATGAAGATTTAAAAGGAACGATTGATGATTTAAAAGAACAAATCAATAATGCACCAAAATCTGATGAAATAGAAAGTCTAAAATCAAAGATTGCTGATTATGAAACAAAAGAAAAGGAAAGAAAAGAAGCCGAGGACAAAAAGAATCTTGATGAAGTTCTTACTAAAAATGTTTTAGAGGCAATTGGCGATAAAGAATTTGTTAATGAAAGAACAAAAAATGCAATCATTAACGAAGTAAAAACTGCTTTACAAGATAAAGCAAATGTTGGCAAATCTGCTAAAGATATTTTTGAAACTATCACAAAAGATAGCACAGACATATTTAAAAACAAAAATGAGTTAAGTGATATGCCTGATATTCAAGAAAGCAAACCTGCAGAGGGCAAGTCAACAAGTGAGGGTATAAAAATCAACCCTATGTTCAAAACTGATTTTTAAAAAGAAAAGGAGAGATTAAATTATGGCTAATACAATTAACCATGCTGCAAAATATAACAGAGAATTAATCGAAACATTTATTGAAAATTCTTATGCAGCACCATTTGTTGCAACTAACGTTGATTGGTTAGATGCAAAAAACTTCCATTTTACAATTTTACAAACTGGAGGTTATAAAAACCATGCTTTAACTGGAGGATGGAATAGACAAGCAATAACTGAAACCGACAAAGTTTACACAGTTACTCAAGACAGGGATGTAGAGTTCTTCTTAGATAAAAGAGAAGTTGATGAAAGCAATAGAACTGCTACAATCGAAAATGTATCAAATACATTTGAAAAAACTCAAGCAACACCAGAAAAGGATGCTTACTTCTTTAGTAAAGTTGCTACTGAAGCAACAACTGCTAACATGAAAAGTTCAACTGCTATTGCAGACTATACTAGTGCAAATATCTATACTAAGGTAGTTCAATTCATTGGTAAATTAAGAAGATACAGAAATAAAGGTTTAATCGTTTATGTTGCACCTGAATTAATGGATTTACTTGCATTATCAACTGAATTAACGCATCCAATTGAAAGTATGGGATTTGTTGAAGGTGGAAAAGCAATTCAAACAAGAATTACAAAAGTAGACAATGTTCCAGTTGTTGAAGTAATTGATGATGACCGTTTCTATTCACAATTTAACTTTAGCGATGGATTTGCACCAGCAAAAGGTGGATTTAAAATCAATATGTTAGGTTGTACTCCAATGACAACTAAAGTTGTACCAAAAATTGAAAGTATTTATTTCTTTGCACCAGGAGAACATACTGAAGGTGATGGATACTTATATCAAAACAGAGCACACTATGATACATTTGTATTCCCTAACGGAAAAGATGGCAAAGTTGATAGTGTTTATGTAGATTTAGATATAACTGCTGTTGCTTAATGAGGTGGCAATATGATTTTAGTTAATAAAGATAATATTCAATTAGAAATTGAAGAAATAGAACTAGAAAAATATTTGTCAATGGGTTATGTTAAATACGAACCTAAAAAAGTTGAAGTTAAAGTAGAAACTGAAAATAAAAGAAAACCTTTAAAAGAGGAAGAATAACGATAGGAGGCATTTTAAATGGAGTTTAAAGGACAATATTTGACTTATCAAGAGTATCTTGCTCTAGGTGGAACTCTTGATGAAATGCCTTTTAATTTATTAGAATATAATGCTAGAAAGAAAATTGATGAAAGAACCTTTGAAAGATTAGTTGGTAAAGGACAAGAATATCAAGAAGTTAAATTGTGTGTTTATAATATGATTACAACTTTAAATAGTTATAGTTCGTATGACACACAAAATAAGGCTATTTCAAGTGAAAACACTGATGGTTATAGTATTTCATATGGAACACCACAAAAGTCTACTACAGAGGCTAAAAATAGTGAATTAGAAGATGTTATTGATACATATTTATCTAATTTGATTGTTGATGATGTTCCTGTGTTATATAGAGGTGCAGATTGTTAGTCAATTCAAGTTTAACTGTGTATCACAAGGTTGTTAAAAACCGTGAAGATACATGGGAAAAACATTTCTATAAAAATATATGGTGGTTTGGTGGCAAAGGTTCAAGCTTAAATAAAGGTTATGAAAATGCGAACGATGTTCAAATTAGAATACCTTATGACTTAAATCCTAGCCTAGACTACGATAATTTTGCAATAGAAGATATTTTAGTTCAAGGCGAATATGAGGACATTGTTAGTGAGAATGATTTAAAAGATTTAAACATTCCATATTACAATATCACTTCTTTAAATAATAATGTATTTGGCAATAACAAGCATATTCATGTGAGTGGTAAGTAATGCCAGTAAAAATGCAACCTACAAGTGTTATAAAGGCTAATTTAGGTATAGAGCCTAACGGAAGAGTTCAAAAGTTTTTTACAAACACTTGTTATAGGTATATGGATAAATATGTTCCTAAAGATACTGGAATATTAAGAGAAGATGTTACTATTAATAGTAATAGCATAACTTATGAACAACTTTATGCTCATGCTCAATATATTGGTAAAGTAAATGGTGGAACAGTTGTTAATTATACAACATCAGGTACAGGACCCTATTGGGACGAACGCATGAAAAGTGTTGATATGCAAAATGTTGTTTCAGAATTACAAGACTTTATTGATAGAGGAGGCAAATAATGATTATTGATGTTGAAAATACAAGAATTGCTAAACTTGGCAAGTATTTAGAAACTATACTTGAAGAATTAAATAGCAAGTATAAAAAGATAAATGCCGACTTTTTAGGAATTGAAGTTAATAATTATTCGCTTGATAAAATACCCACTTTGAGTATTGTTGAACCTTACATAACAGGTGGTGGATTATATAGAGATGTATTTTCATTTAAAAGTAGAAACGCTTATTCTAGCGACCGATTAAGTAATCTTAAAAACATAGGTTTTTTTGAAACATTTCAAAAGATAATAAATTCTAATAATGATGAGGGCATTTTGCCTAAAATAGATAATATAGAAAGTATTGAATGCTTAAATCAAGGCACTTTCAATTATGCTGATGAAAGTATGAAAACTGCCGTGTTTGACATTCAAATACAAATTGAATACGAGGAGGATTAAAATGAAACCAATAAAAGTTATCAAAAATGGAAAATATCAAAATACATATATTTATGAAAATGATATTATTGAACCAACAAAAGAAAATTTTGAAATGATAAAATTATTAAATGAAAAAGGTTTTATTGAGCCTCTAACTTTAAAAGAAATTAATGAAATTGAAAAATTTGTTAATAAACCAAAATTTAAAAAAGAGGAGGAATAATAAATGCCTACATTAGTAAAAAGAAAAGAGATAATGTTATATCTTAATACTAAACCATCAGAAGTAACTCCAGAATGGGGATTATATGGTAAAAAGTCAACAAGTGCGACTTATACTTACAATCCAAATTCGACAAGTGAAACTTATATAACTGATGACAATGCAACTGTTACACTAGATAGTTACAATGTTACAATTGATGGGGATATGAAATGTTATTTCGGAGATGCTATTTATGATTTTATAAATGGATTAAGATATAATCTAGCAACTGGTAGTGATGCGGTTACTAAAGCATTGTTAATTGATAAGTATGACAAAGATACCGATGGTGCATTTAAAGCACAAACTTTTGATTGTACTATTTCAATTGAAAGTTATGGCGGTGACGGTGGAGTTACACCAAATATAACATTCACAATTGGATTGAATGGTGATCCTACACAGGGTAGTGTTACATTTACTGGTGAAGTTCCTACATTTGTAGAAAAAGTAGGATAATAGATAAAACCTTTAAGGGTGGGAGGAAAACTCTCATCCTTTATTTTATTTTTATAGGAGGAATTTATGGAAAAATTAATTTTAGAGCAAAACAAAGATGATTTTTATATTTTAGAAGTTAATGATAAAGGAGATACAATTGAATTTGATTTAACTGATATAAGTTTAGCAGAAAAAATAATGAATGCGTCAGAAAAAATTAAAGAAATAGACACTAAAACAAAAGAAAAAGTGCTAGAGTTGGATAAAAAAACCGATAATAAGATAGAGTTAACCAAAGAAATAATAAAACTTGAAAAAGAGCAAGCAAAAGAAATGAGAAAAGCTTTTGATAGTTTTCTTGGTGACGGTGCTTGTCAAAAAATATTTGGTGATAAAAACAGATATGGTCAATTTGATGAATTAATGGAAGCTTTACAACCGCATTTTAATAAAATGATTATGAAATTAGATAAAGCAAAAAGAAAATTAGCAAACAAGTATTTATTAAAAGATAGTGACGTGTTGTAATATGTACCCAACAAAAATGGAGGCGAATGGACATATTTACCCAATAAATACTGATTATAGAGTTGCTCTTGCTTGTTTTAGAGCCATAAATGATGCTGAAATAAGCAATTTAGAAAGGTTTTATGCCGTTGAAACACTTTTACTTGGAACAGAAGTTTTGGAACAAGACGAGTTGATTTTAAAAGAAAAAATTGAATTATATTTAAGATGTGGAAAAAAAGAAAATACAACCGAAGAAGAAAAAGATTTTGATTATTTACAAGATGAGATTGAAGTTAAAACAAGTATAAGACAATGCTATAATAATTTAGATATAAGTAAGTTAGATTATTTACATTGGTATGAATATAATGAACTTATAAGTGGTCTTACAGAAGAAACTTGCATAAACAGAATAAGATATGTTAGAAACTTTGACTTAAATGAAATTAATGATGAAAAACAAAAAAATAAAATGATTGAAATGAAAAAAAGTGTTGCTTTAAAAGAAACGCACATAAAAACCAAAGAAGAGGAAGAAATTGATAAATTTTGGAATAAAATAATTGGAGGTGAATAATATGGCAAATGGAAAAGTTGTTATCGAAACAATACTAGAAACCAAAAAATTTGATAAACAAATAGATGAAGTCGACAAACAAGTCCAAGAACTAGAGCGAAAATTATCAGAAGAAAAAAGTATTAATGCTGATACTACACAAATCGAAGCACAATTAGAAAGGTTAAAAAATAAGTTTGCTGATTTAAGCAATAAGAGTTTTCAAGCTGGTTTAAGCCAAATAAAAAACATTGAATTTAATCCTCAAACCATTTCTAACTTAAATAATGCAAAAGTTCAACTAGAGGGTATAGATGGCAATATAAAAAATATAAAAGGTAATCTCGAATGGGTTGCAACTGATATGAAAGATTTAAAAAGTGGTTGGGATGGAGTGAACGATAAAACTAATAATAGTAATAGAACATTATTAAAATACAATAAAAATATTAATAAAACAGCAAACAAAATGAAAAGGTTGGCTTTATCTATGTTGAGTGTTGGTTCAATATTTGCGGCTGTTTCAAAAGCAAGTTCCGCTTATCTTTCACAAAATGAAGAAATAGCAAACAAGTTACAAAGTGTATGGGTTGGTTTAGGAAGTTTCCTATCACCAATAATTGAAAAAATAAGTGATGTATTATTAAAGGGACTTGGTTATCTAAACGAATTTGTAAAAGCCTTAACTGGTACAGATTATATCGCAAACGCAAATGCTAGAGCATTAGAAAAACAAGCCAAATCACAAAAACAATTAAATAAAGAAGTACAAAATTATGATTTTGATGTTATTAGAAAACAACAGGATACTACAAGTTCATCAAATGGAATTGATACAAGTGGCTTAATAAAAATTCCTGAACTTAATAATGGAATTGTAAAAAAACTACAAGACATGGCTACTTGGTTAAAAGAAAATCAATCCCTTGTTAAAAATTTAGGAATTGTTTTGGGAACTGTCTTTGGCACTGTTGCTATCGGAAAAATAGTGGGAAATATTGCTACATTGATAGGTAGTGCTAGTGCTGGTGGAATTGTCGGAATAACTACAGCAGTCGGATTGTTGGCTGCAAGTTTGGCAACTTTAGCAGGAATTGATATAGCAAAAACTGTTAAAGCATATAAAGAATTAAAAGAGATGGAAAAGAACAATTACGAAATGCAAGTAGATAATTACAACAGAGCAGAGAAAGTTCGAGATTTAATACAAGAATTGCTAGAAAAAGAAGAATTAATTGGGCAAAAAAGAGATGCAACAGTATTTTCTTACGAAGAAGAAAGCAAACTTTTAATAAATCAACTTGATAACTTAAAAAGCAAAGGCATTTTTATATATAAATACAATGAAAATGCACAATTAATTGTTAAAAGAATAAAAAAAATGATAGATGGATATGATGTCCTTTATCAAAGGGGGGTGTTAACAAATGATGAAACAAAAAAATATAAAAAAACATTAGAAGATTCACTTAAAGTTATGGAAAATTTAGGTATTGATACAAGCGATATAGAAACAAAATTAAAAAGAATAAATGCTGATGAGTTTAAAATTAAAATTAAAACAATCGTTGATACAAAAGAAGGAAAAGAAAAGATAAAAAACTTGTTTGATTTTATAGAAAATAAAACAAATAAAATACCTATTTTGGGTACTCTTATAAAATCGGTTACTTCACAACAACGAAAAGCGTTGGGTTTTGCACACGGTGGAATTGTAACGCAACCTACACAAACCTTAATCGGTGAAGCCGGATATAACGAATATGTATTGCCTGAAAGAGAAGATTATTTGTCAAGATTAGCAAGTTTAATTGGACAATATAGTAATAATGGTGGTTCACCGGTAAATGTGTATTTAGATGGAAGATTAATACAAAGAGAAATAGAAAAAACAAAGGAAAGAATTAATTTTGCAACAAACAAATAGGGGGGGATTTTATGTATATAAATAAAGATAGTTTAATAATTAATGGTTTAAATATGGGTAATTATATAACGGAAGCAATCTTTAGTTATTTTGATACTTGGTCATCAAACACCGGCTATAATTCTTTAAGTGGAAATTTTGTTGGTACTTTTAAAGGGACTTATCCTAAAATAACAGTTAAATTTGCCAAATCATTAAGTATAGAAAATCTAAAAATATTGACTAATAAAATTTTTAGAACAACAACGCAAACAATAATTTATGATGACCCTGATGGCACGCGAAAAACAATAAACACACACAAAGGAGATTTTGTTGTTAGATTTACTGGGATTAATAAAAAAGATGGTTTTTCATTTGATTTTGTTGGAAACAAAAAAATTTAGGAGATGATGATATGGAAGTGGTTAGTGAAAAATTTAATCAAAATTTAAAGAAAGAAAATGAATTGAATACTATAATAAGTTATAAACTAAAAGGTGTAAACTATATATTAGCAACTGAATTAAATGAAAATATTGTAACCGAATTAAACGATTTATTGGCAATTGAAAATAACGATTACCAAATATCAGAAGATAATCTTTTATCAGTAGTAAGAACATTTAATACAGATTTATTTAAAAGTGTTTGTAAGCAACTAGAAATTAATTCAAGAGAAAACATACCATCTAAAACCAAAATAAACATTAAAGTTGGTGTAAAAGTTGAAAATGATTTTGAATATGTTGATTTGGGTTATTTTTACACAAAAGAAAGTGTGTATAATGCCAACACCAAAAGTTATTCAATACTTGCTTATGATAAAATGTATGAAAGTATGATACTCTATGAAACAGAAACATTTAACATTACATACCCAATAACAATAAAAGATTTTTTAATTAAAATATGTCAAAAATTTGGTTGGAATTATGAATTAGATAATTTTATAAATTATGACAAAGTTTTAGATAAAGATTTATTTAACAATCTTAACTTAACTTATCGAGATATTTTAGACAATATTTCACAAGTTGTTGTTGGTAACATTTTGTTTGACAAAAACGAAAAATTAAAAATAAAATATATAGAAAAATCAACTGAAAATGATAGCATAATAGATGAAGATAATTTAAAAAACATAAATGTCGAAATAAAAGAAAAATTTGGAGTGGTAAACGCAATTTTAATTACTACAAATGATAATGTTACTTTAAATAATAGAATTGATGAGAATTCGATAGAGCAAAATGGTAAAACAGAAATTAAATTTAATGATAATTATATTTTATTAAATAATAGTGATGATTTTATTGACAATATGTTTGAAAAAATAAATGGTTTGGAATATTATATTTATGATATTGATACAAATGGTCTACTTATTTATGAACCTTTAGATAGGTTTAGCATTAAAATAAACGATAATAAATATTCAACTTTAATGTTAAACGATGAAATAAAAATAAATGTAGGAATAAGTGAAAAATGTTATGCTGATAAGCCTGAAAACAATGTTAATGATTATGTTGCAGTTGACAAAAATCAAAACAAATTAAACAACGCTGTTATCAATCTTGATAAAGCAAACGCACAAATTGTATTAAAGGTTAATAGCAACGGTGAAATTACACTGGTTAGTCTTGGGGCAGATGCTGATGGGGGTTCTATATTTCAAGTTAAAGCAAAAAATATTATATTAGAGGGGTATACCTCAATTAATGATAGTTTTAAAATTGACGATAAAGGTAGTATGTTTGTTGACTCTAATATAACTTGGGAAAGAAATTATACTCAAGAAGATGTTAATATCTTGAAACAAATTCTTGTAGATGGTACAACACCTACTAAAGCACAACTAGAATATTATGATGCTAACGGAAATGGAATTTTAGACATAAACGATTTGTTGCTTGTACAAAAGATAGTATTAGGAACAAATCCATCAACTAGAGTTGGTAAACTTAAAATTAATAGTTATGATGGATACAACACATTTGTAATATATGATGAAACAAACGATAAAAATGGTGTTAGATTTGGAATAGATGGGGGTTTTATAAAAAATTTAAATTCCGAAAATATTTTGATAAGTGGTAATCCAATTGTTGAAAGTGGAAGTAATAATGATGGTGAATATGTAAAATTCTATGATGGAACTATGATATGTAGAGGTATAGTAAGACTCACATCTAACGAACAAAAAACATCTGGGGGATTAACATATTATTGTGCAGATACTTATATAAATTTTCCATTTGAATTTTCTAATGTGGATGTACAAAAAATTCAAATGACAAGTGAAGTACGCCACGAAAATATGAATTATATATGTAATACTTATGCGGTGCCACAATCAAAAACTCAAGCAAGAATTTCACTACAGACAACTCAAAAAAATTATGAAAGAGAGATAATGTGGACAGCAATAGGAAGATGGAAATAAAGGAGGAAAAAATGACAAATATTAAAATAAGTGAATTATCAGAATTACAATACCCTTATATGGATGATTTTTTACCAATTGTTGATACGAGGAAAATGGAAACAAAAAAAATAAAATATAAAAATTTGGTTCCAACCGAAACCGACCCAATATTTACCTCGAGTGCGGCGAGTGGAATTACCAAAAATGATATAACCAATTGGAACAATAAAAGTGACTTTAGCGGCGATTATAATGATTTAAGTAACAAACCTAGTATCCCAACAATTCCAATCAATATAAGTGCTTTTGAAAATGACGTTGGTTATTTAATCGAACATCAAGACATAAGTGGCAAAGAAGATAAAGCAAATAAAGTGACTTCACTAGATGGCAATTCAACTAATGTTCAATATCCTAGTGCTAAAGTTGTTTATGATGAATTAAGTAAAAGATTAAAATATAAAGGACACGTTAATTCAAAAGAAGATTTGCCAACCGCTGGACAAGTAAGTGGTACACTTATTAGCCCTAGCAATTCAATAGGGACTGAGTTTGCTAATAATATAATTAGTAATGATACAACTCGAAAAGAAAAAATCGAAAATGCTAGAGCCATAAATTATGATTATTATTTAGGGATGTGGTTTGATAAAGTCAATTATGCCTTTATGTTAGAAACTAATTACCCGGAAATAATAGATGCTATATATTTTGCACCTACAAGCGGTTATAGTGCTTGCGTAACAATGTATGTTCATATTAATGCTTCTACAAGTAAGCCTTGTAAGGTTTCTAATATAAATATAATTAATTATGAAGATGGAACAAGTACAAGTTCAAATACAACTATGAGTAAACCCGGATGGGTATATAAAGATACTGGATGGAATGATTTATTTAAAGCGTTAAGTATGTTTAGTAATATTGGGCATAATTTAAAATTTAAAAAAAATCCTAATATTACAAGCTATCAATACAACACATTGGAATTAAATGACTTTTTCTATAATGAAGGTTATAAAATGTTAGCATTCGATGAAAATGGAAATACTTCATTTGTAACTACTACACCTAGTGATATTAATGAAAATGATGTTTACACAGTAGGCAATAATTATGATTTAGTAAGAGGAAATGCAACTGAACAAAAATGGGAATCATTAGCTCCTAAAAGCGATTTATACAAGACTTATACAGGTTATGATGAAACTAAAACACAAATATTAAAAAATATAAATGGTACCCTAACATGGGTTAATGAAACGCAAAATTAATAAATTTGACAAATAATATAATAAAGTGTAAAATTTTATAGAGAGGAAGATGTTATGCAATATATTACATTCGCAATAGCAATTATAGGCTCGATTATTTCGGTAACTACATTTTTCGATAATAAAAAATTAAAATCAAATAAAGATATTGCTAAAGAACAATATGAAAAAGGAAAATTAGATAACACATTATCTACCATTATGAAAAAATTAGATAAAATCGAAGCAAAATTAGATGTTTTTGAAAATGAAACAAAAAAAATTGTTAGAGAAGAAATGGAAAAACACGTTGCAATATATCATAGAGGAGGATAAAAATGGATTTAAAAGAGGAAGTGTTAGAGTTGGAAAAAGAAGTAGAAGAAATGCAAGAGCATTCATTCGCAATGGAACTTTTAAAAGACCAAAAGAAACAAAATAAAAGACAATTTATTATAATATTAGTAATTTTAGGAATGTTTACTTGCTTGTTAGGTTTATACTATATATTTGCTTAACGATTTTGGTGTAAGCACCGAAACAGACACTATTGATATAGATAATGTAGAAGCAATTGACAATTCACATATTAAAATTGGTGATGATGTATGGGAAAAATCAAATTAACTAGAATTCGTATAACAAAATATCGTAAATCTAAAACAAAAAAAGATAGCAAAGGTCGCAGAAGATGTAAGACTTGTGGTAAATTTATGGGAAATAAGTAATGTTTGATTTCAGTAAAACGGAATATCTAAAAATATGCGATGAATGTATGCTTAATGAAGAATATTGTAAACTTCTTGAAATGAAAATTAAAGGTACGACAAGAACTAAAATTGCAATGGAACTTAATGTTAGTGAACCTACTCTTGATGTTATGATTAGAAAATTAAAGAAAAAAATTAAAAAAATTTTATAAAATACACATAGAAAGTCAATAAAAATGGCTTTCTTTTTTGTTATATAATTTAGTTAAGAAAGGAGAGGAATAGTTTAAAATAAATCTTAAAACGATTATGGCTTGCTATTTCTCTTTTTCATTGAAAGGTAGTGATATTTATGTATGGTAATCCATATTTTAATAATTTTAGAGAAAATCAACAACAACCAATTCAAAATATAATCAATACTCAAATGCCTTTAAATAACTTATTTATGGCTCAATTTTTAAAGAAAGATGAAAAGGTAGAGGAAATGTTTGTCAATCATAAAACAGCCTTTATAGACCTGTTTAAAAAGGAATTAAAAATAAAGGATATTGACGGAACAATAACAACCTATGGGCTTGTCTTACCAAAAGATGAAAAAGATGAAAAAATTGAAGAATTAGAGAAACAAATTAGTGAATTGAAAGGAATGATAACAAATGAACAATCAAATGGCAATGTTTATGCAGATAATGAAAGCACCGAACAAAATGGCAATGGTGGAAAACTTAATAAAACAAAATCCACAACTAAATAATGCGTGGCAAATGGCACAGCAACTTAGTCAAAATGGAAATAAACAAGAAGTTATTAATCAAATTGCTAAACAAAAAGGTGTTAGTGTTGATGAAGTTAGAAAAATGGCTAATAGTTATGGAATAAATATATAAGCCAATAGGCTTATTGAGGTGCTTTAATAACTAGGTATTAGAACATCTCAATAAACTTATTAGCCTAGTATAATGAGTTATAGAGAAAGGAGGTAGTTTATGAACGGAACAGGACTTTCTGCTGGAGATTTAGCATTATTAAAAGATAATGACGGAATGTTTGGTGGTAATGGAGTTTGGGCTATATTCTTATTCTTCCTATTAGCATGGGGAGGAAATGGCTTTGGCTTTGGTGGTAGTCGTGGTGGTTCTTATGATGTACCTGCTACAAAAGACTTTGTTTCAAATGAATTTAATAACCAAAATGTTATTAATAAGTTGAATGGTCTTGAAAACGGGCTTTGTGATAGTTCTTATGCTTTAAACAATTCTATTAAAGATAGTTCATTTGCAACACAAACTGGCATTGCTAACTTAGGTTACCAAATGCAATCTTGTTGCTGCGAAACAAATCGTAACATCGACAGCGTAAGATATGAAAACGCTAAGAACACTTGCGACATAATCAACGCTGGAACTGCTAACACTCAAAGAATAGTTGACACAATTAATGCTTATGTTATGGAACAAAAAGATAGCAAAATTGCTGAACAAGGTCAATTATTAAGCGAACAAAGAATAATCTCAGCAATGAAACCTCAAGCACCAATTCCAGCCTACACTGTACCTAGCCCTTATGCTAGTTACTATGGTTTAGGAACTTGTGGTTGCAACTCACTTTATTAGTAGATTAGTGAACTACTTCCCTATTTTATAGGTTGATATAAGCATAGGGAAACCTGTGCTTTTTATTTAAAAAAAGTCCACTTTTAGATAAAAAAGTCCAATTATAAGTGGACTAATTAAAAAAAATAATTGTAAAAATGTACAATATTTGTGCAAAATAGGGGTCTAAAAGACCAAAAATGCACAAAATATTTAAAATATTGTGCAAAATTATAGAAAGGAATGATAATATGTGTAATTGTAATACAATTTATATAACAAGTTTAACTACAACTTCAACTGGTGTGGTGCTAATACCAAATAGAACTATAACTCAAACTAATTTAGCAAATACTTTTAATTATAATTTAATAATCGCTTGTGGTTTAAAGGCTACAAATAGTTTGCCTGTGTTTATTCAAACAAATGCTGGAAACGTGCCTTTATTAGATAAATATGCTAATCCTGTATATTCTAACCAATTAAGAACTAGAACTAGATATTGTGCAAGTTATGGAAATACTAATACTAACTATACTTTAGGGCAATTTTTAGTTAGAAATAATTTATGTTGTGCTTGTAGTAGTGTTATTTCTAGTGCTAAAAGTGTAGAAGATAAAAATGCAAAATAACGATAATCAACAATTTGAAATACTTGATATCTTAGTCATTATATCATTTGCAATGCAAATTAATAGTTATAACAAGGCTAGAGAAGACCATAACTATTTACACGAACATTTAGAAAGTATTGAGAATAAACTAGACAAATTATTGAAAGGAGGCACTAATGAAAATTAGAGAATATATTAAAAAAATAGTTGATAATGGTAAACAAGAAGATATGGAAGAATTATCTGAAATGCTTGAAGATACTATTTATAAATTGAAAGAAACCGACCCAAAATGTTATAAAAAATATAAAATGAAATTATTAGGAATGGCTTACGATTATAAATTAAATGAAGATATGGCTTATGAAATAGTTCACGATATGAAACCACTAGGCGAATATTGGGACTTTGAAACAACTTCAAAAGTCAAAAGAGATTATGGCGTAAATGCTACCGATTGCGATTTTTATGTAGTTATGAATAGTCTTGTAAATGATTATAACAAAGTTATTGATAAAGAAGATGTTGAAACTTATGTAAAAATGGCAAACGCATTTATTAATGATGAGGACGCCGTAAAAGACAAAATTTGGGTTTATTATACAAAAATACCAAAAGAAGATTAATTTCTTCTTCAAATGGGAGTGTAGCCAAGAAGTAAGGCAAAGGTCTGCAACACCTTGAGCGAGATTGCAACATTCTCCACTCCCTCCAATTTGACAATATACCATTTAATGATATAATTATTAATAGACCTTGAGTTTTTTTCATTTTCCTAATCCTTTTAGGTCTTTTAGAGTAATTTTGAATTACTCTTTTTTTGTGTTATAATGTATTAGAGGGGGGTATTAATATGAAAGAAAAAATAGCAAAATTAATTGATTTGAAAAGCATATTATCATTAATTGTGGTAATTTCATATACCATTATGTGTTTTATTGAAATAGTAGAGCCAGATTATAAAGATTTGGTTATAATGATAATGACTTTTTACTTTGCAAGTAAAATTGATAAGAAAGAAGAGTGATAAAATGAAATTTACACCAAGAACAACCGCACCAACAAAAAATAATAAATGCTATTATAGTAATAACAATAGATATTACCTAAATGGCTATGGATTGCCAAATTGTACATGCTATGCTTATGGTAGAATTTTAGAGCTAATAGGCTATATTCCAAACGGATTACATTATGGCAATGCTGAAAACTGGTATCCTAATACAAAAAGTCTAGAAAAGGGGAAAACACCAAAGTTAGGTTCAATAATATGTTTTAAAGGCAACAAAGGTCATGTAGCAGTAGTAGAGAAGATTTATGAAGATGGTTCTATTGATATTAGCAATAGTGCTTACAAAGGTACTTTATTCTATATGAAACACTTAAAAAACGATTACAAATATAATGACAAATATAAATTTCAAGGATTTATCTATTTGCCTATTAAGTTTGAAAATGATACTCCTAAAATTTCGTTTAAAACAGGTCAAATTGTAAGATTAAGTGAAAGTGCTACAGAATATCAAGGAAATTCAAAAGGAATAAAAATACCTAACAACTACAAAAACAAAACATATACTATACTACAAGTAAGCAAAGATGGACAAACTATTCTTTTAAAAGAGTTATATAGTTGGGTTTTAGCAAGTGAATGTTCTATAGTAGAGCAAAAAAAAGAAGTAAAGTATAAAGTTAACGCTTTACTTGGATTATGGATGTTAGATAGTAATGGTAAAAAAGTCAAAGTTTATAGAAAAGGAACTATTGTTACGTATTTGGGTTATGGTTATAACAAGTATGGATATACATATTATAAGGTTAAGATAGATAATACAAATCAAGTAGGTTTTATGGCTAGTAAATTTTTGATAAAACAATAAAAAATAAGATGAAAAAACTTATTTTTTATTTTTTTTATTTAGATACTTGACTTTTTTAGTCAATTGTAATATAATTAATTTAGTTAAGAAATGGAGGATTAAAAATGAAAGAAAAAAGTTTACAAGAAGTGTTACAAGAAAACAAAAAAAGAATATGGGAGATAGAAAAAGCAAAAATTAAAAAGCGACAAAAAAAAGAATTAATTATATTTTTCTTTATAGTGGTTGCTATAATAGTTTTATTAGCATTTTGCATATCTTCTATATCTGGGGATTTGGAAAAATGTATGACTAACCATAGTGAGAATTATTGTTTAGTTAGGTTATAGAAAGGATTAATATATGCAAGAAACAATGTGGACAAAATTAAGAAAAAGTGCAAAAATAAAGCAAATAGATTTAGAAAACAAATTTAATTTAGCGTCAACTTCAATTTCACGATATGAACATGGTAGACAACAAATGCCACTAGAATTACAAATCGAATATTTAAAATTTAGAAACAGTGAAAGTGATAAAATAATTATAAAATATTTGGAGGAAATCATAAATGAAAGAAAATATAAAAAAAGCAAAAAAAACAGAAAAAGAAATAATAGACTTAAATGAAACGATAGATTTTTTGATAAAAGAAAATCATAAATTTAGACAACTTTATAATAACGCAAGAAATGAAATTAATAATTTTAAAGATTATAAAAGGAAATTATTAAAGAAAGAAATAAAATTAAAAAAAATTGAGCAAATTTTTAAGAAAAAGCAAGTCGATTTATCAAAATTATCAAAAATTATAAAGGAGGATAAATAATGCAAAAAGAAGAAGAAAGAGAATTTATAAGAAATTTTTTGAATGATGAAAATTCTATTCAAGAATTAGCGTTGCGTTTTAATTTGAAAAAATGTGCAATTTGTGATAATTGGGAATTTGAAGAAGATTTAACTGACACAACTGGTTTTTTAAATGGTGGTATTGGTTATATATGTGAAAATTGTATTAACGATTTTTAATTATTTTTTTTATAAAAAAGCAATATTATTTTATTGACAAATTATTAAAATAATAGTATAATTTTAATAGATAGGAGGGATAAAATGGAAAGCAAAAAAATTGTTTTACAAATTAGCACTACTGAAAAATTAAAAAAACAATTTAAAGAAATTGCAAAAAATCAAGGTTATACAATTTCTGGGCTTGCTAATAAAATTTTTGGTGATTACATCAAAAAAAACAAGGAGGAACAATGACACTTGAAGAAATTAAACAAAAGTTAAAGGTGTTTGATAAATATACTTTTGAAGAAGATACTCATACTTATTATTGCAATGGTGTTAAGGTTGGAATTGGTGTTACTTCGCTTATCGGACTTTATGCTAATAAATTTGATGAACAAAATGTTGCTGAAATGGTAGCACAAAAACAAAATAAAGAAGTTACACAAATAATTGAAGAATGGCATTATAAACGTGATTTTAGTTGCGTAAAAGGTACAACAATACATGAATACACTCAGTCATTATTTAGTGGCAACGAGTGGCATTTAAGACCGTTTGATAACTCAAAAGAATATCTTGAAGTAGTTGACAAAATAAAACACCATTCAATTAATTATTACAATGATTATAAAGACCGATATATACACATCAAAGATGAATTATTAATCGGCGTTGAGTGGGCAGATGTAAGTTCGGCTATTGACCATTTATTTTACGATAAAATTGATAAAGGTGTTGTAATAATTGACTATAAGACAAATTCATACATGGATGGATATTATGATAATCCTGATAAGAAAGTTTATAAAAAATATATGATGATACCATTTCAAGACACATTAGATAATTCTTACGAGCATTACAAAATACAATTAAGTATTTATAAATACATCTTGCAAGAGTTGTTAGGTATTCCAGTATTAAGAACTGAAATAGTATATTTAACCGAAAACAAAGACAATTACGAGGTTATTCAAATACCTTATGAAAAAGAAAAAGCAGAATTAATGTTAGAATTAAGGAGGATAAAAGATATGAAAAGTATTCCAGTATTAATTATGGGTGCTTCTGGCACAGGTAAAAGTTTTAGTTTTAGAAACTTACCACCAGAAGAAACAGCAATTATATCGGTAGCAAAATCTGAACTACCATTTAGAAATAAAACAGGATTAAAATTTGTAGAATGTGATGATTATACAAAAATTGCTAGTGCTATTCAAGGCACTAAAAAAAGAATTATATGTTTAGATGACACTGGTTATCTTATGCAATTTGAAAATTTTGATAAAGCAATGATAAAAGGTTATGATAAACATACGGAAATGGCTAAACATTATGCAGACTTGTTAAAAACTATTAGAAAACTTGATGGTGAAAAGATTGTTTATATGACAATTCACGAAGATATTATTGATGGAATATCTAAACCAAAGACGACAGGGAAAATGATTAACGATAATTTGTGTATAGAGGGATTATTAAATATAGTTTTTAGAAGTGTTATTAAAGAGGGTGAACACGTATTTCAAACAAGAAGTGCTGGAGATAGTGTAGCGAAGACACCTTATGAAATGTATGAAGAAGAATTTATACCTAATGATTTAGCAGAAATTGATAAAACAATTAGAGAATATTATAATTTTAAACCAATTACAGAAAAGATAGAAGAAGGAGAAGAAAAATAATGAATTATATTATAATTGAAAATTACTTATTAGAAGATTTACAAAATATTTTATTAAAAAGTGGATACTCAGTATTAGTTGAAAATACTGATAATTTAGATAAAGTTAAAGTTACTTTTTTAGGAGGAAATAAATAATGGAAATAATTAATAATTGGAATGAAATTGACGCAAAAGGGATGGACGATTTTAGAGGACTACCTATTGGAGCTTATGAATGCGTGATAAAAGACGCAAGAGTAAATCATAATGAACAAAGTGGAAAAGATACATTTAAAGTATCAATTGACATTGCAAGTGGAGAATACAAAGATTATTTTCAAAAAATGTATGATACAGATACTAGAATTGATAGAAAATGGAATAACAATGCTGTTCGTTATCTTGCATTTACTGGCGATAATGTAGCTTATTTTAAAGGTTTCATAACAATTGTTGAAAATAGCAACATTGGTTATAAATGGGACTGGGACGAAACAAAATTAAAAGGCAAAAAAGTTTGTGGAGTATTTCAATATGAAGAATATGAAAAACAAGATGGAACTAAAGGCGTAAAAGTTAGATTGAGCAAATTTAGAAGTCTTGAAAAAATGAAAGATATTGAAGTATCTGACAGTGTTAGATTATTAAATGGTTCTTATATGACAATTGATGATTATAACGAAAGAAAAGAAGAAAACAACAATCCATTTGAAGCTTATGGAAATTCAGTAGAAATTACTGATGACATATTAGATTAGTAAAAATGAAAGAACTTAAAAAAAGTTCTTTTTTTGTATTTTTAGGTATTGACTATTTTAAAAATAAGATGTATAATCTAGTTATACAATAAAGGAGGTAAAAATAATGTATACATTTAAAGACAAAGAAACTGCTAAAATGTTTAACAAAACACAAATGGCAAAAGTTATTGGATTAAATCCAGATACATTAAGAAGAGTTATAAACGGTAAACAGGAATGTTCAAAACTTGTTGCTTATTGTGTAACAAAGTTTCTTAATTACGAAGCAGAAATTGAAGATTATTTTATTAAGAAAGGAGAATAAAAATGTATTATAATGTAGTAATTAAAGATGATGTTGAAGAAAGTTTAACTCAAAATGAATTAGTGTTTCATTTTGAAGATAATTATGAGGAAGCAATTAAATTTCTTAATTATATTATAACAATAAGTAATTATCATGTTGAATTTTTACAATTTAATATAAAAGATAAAAAGGAGGAATAATATGGCAATTTATAGAAATGTATCTTTATCTTTTTGGGAAGATATAAAAATTGTTGATAATTTTACTTCTGAGGATAAATATTTTTATTTATATTTATTAACAAATCCACATACAAATTTATTAGGTTGCTATCAAATTTCTTTTAAGCAAATAATAAATGAAACTGGTTATAATAAAGATACTATTGAAAAATTGATAAACAGGATGTCGCAAGAACATGAAGTTATTGAATTTGATTTTAGAACAAATGAAATATTTATTAAAAATTGGTACAAATATAATTGGACAAAAAGTGAAAAATTATTAAAAAATGTTGAAAAATTATCTCAATATATAAAAAGTAATAATTTTAAAGAAAAAATATCAAAATTGATAGAAAATTATAGGGTATCAATAGGGTATCAATACCCTATGCATACATCTGTATCTGTATCTGATTTTATTATTAATTCTTTAAATAAAATTAATATAAATAATAAAAATAATATTAATAATATATATAATCTATTTAAAGAATATATTAAATTAAGAGAAGATAATAAATATAATATATCTGAAAGTATAATAAATAGATTAGTTAAGAAATTAAATGAATATGGGAAAACTGATGAAGATAAAATTGAAATAATAAGCCAAGCCATAAATGGCAAATGGAAAGATTTTTATAAATTAAACAAGGAAAGTGAAAAAAATGATGGAACAGAATATCGCAGAATATGAATATTTAGCACTTGTTATTAATTATAATGATTTTTTGAAAAGAACAATTATCAAAAAAGAATATTTTGAAGGCAAAGATAAAATATTATTTGAAATTATTACAAAAGAATATAAAAAAAATAATGCGTTGGTTTTAGCTGAACTTATAAAATATAATAATTTTGATTTAGATTATTATATGGAACTTTTAGAAAACAATTTATATAATTCTTCAAGAGAAAAACAATTTAAGATTTTAGAAAAGCAAATAATTGAAAATTTTAAAAGTAGGCAACTAAAAAGAACAATAGAATTATTTTCAGGCAATATTGATGAATTTTATAAACAAATTGATAAAATAAGAGAATTAAATATTGAAGAAAATGAATATATAACAGCCGAAGATATGATTAATACATTAGAAGAAAAAAACTCACAAGTAAAACTTGGCTTTAGCGATTTAGACAAAGCTTTATACATTTCACAAAATGACTTTGTCATTCTTGCTGGGGGAACTGGAACAGGAAAAACAACTTTTGCTTTAAATTTATTAAGTAATTTATCAAAAGAATATCAATGTGTTTATTTTAATATGGAAATGAGCAAAAAGACTTTATACAAAAGATTAAGTGCAATTGAAACTGGTATTAATATCAATAAATTCAACGATATAAGAACATTAGAAACAAAAGAAGTAAAATTTTTATATCAAAAAATTAGTGAAATAGAAGAAAGAAAAATAATTTTAATAAATAATTCTCAAAACATAGATAATATTGAAAAAATTATATCAAACATCAAAGATGATAGAAAGATAGTTGTTATATTAGACCACATTGGGCTTATTAATTCACAAGGTAACAGTCTTTATGAAAAAATGACAAATGTTGCTAAAAAAATAAGAGGTTTATGCTTGGATTATAATTGCACAATTTTTGGATTATGCCAATTATCAAGAGAAAGCCAAAAAGATGAGCGAGAACCAAAACTTCAAGATTTACGTGATAGTGGAGAAATAGAACAATCAGCAAGAAAAGTTATATTACTTTACAACAAAAATTATAAAAAACAAATTGATATTAAAAATGTCGATATATTAGTCGCCAAAAATGATGATGGAAGTTGTTTAGTGAAAAATTTTAAATTTGATACTAAAAAGCAAAAATTTGTGGAGGTAGGAAATGGGCATTAAAAACAATTTTAAGGCACTTTTTACGAAAATAATATAAATATACCATCATACCATAAAAAGTCGCTCTATGGGGCTAAAAATAGTGTTTAAGAAAGGATTTGGTAAAATGAATAATAATATAAATGTAATTACACAAAAAGAAGAACTATATGATAAATGTGAAAATATGGAAGAATTATACGATAAATATTATTTACCATTATTAGAAAAGCATTACAAAAAAACATATATTTTAGAAAAAGCATTAGATGAAATTGAAAAAATAATATTAAAAGCAACTACTGATGAAGAAACTGGTAAAGATTTAGGATATAGTGATAATATTCCATATGATGATTTATTAGAAATAATACAAAAAGCAAAAGGAGATGTTAGAAATGAAAATAACAATATATGAATTATTAGGATTAATTTTAGATGATGACGCTCCTAGAAAAATAAAATATAAAAATAATATTTATGAATATAATGGAGAAACTCAAAATTATTGTAGACCGATAAATTGTACTTTGGATTTTCTTATTGGAGAAGATATAACTGCTTTATTAGATGATGAAGTAGAAATAATTGAAGAACCAAAGAAGATAGAAAAATTGCCTAAATCAATTACTGATAATGCTTGTGCAACGAAAGACCAAAGAACAATAGCAAATAAAATCAATGAACTAATAGATGAAATTAACAATTTAAAGGAGAAATAATTATGTTTAATCTTAACGAAGAAAATTGTATATTCAGTTATACGGAAAAGATGATTACTGAAATTGTAAGCAAACAAGACAAAGAAACATTAAAAGCAATAGAAAGATATTGTACAGAAAATAATGTAATTCCTAATATAATTGAAAAAGAAAAATTAAATTTAGTCTTAAAATTAGGAATTGATGAATATAAAAGAAAATTTTTAGCAAAGGAGAATGATTAAAATATGAAAAAATATAAAATAGCAAATATTGGTTGTGATGATAATGTTTATTTTGATATGGAACTAACCGAAGAAGAATTAAAGGTGGTTATAAAAATATTTGAAGAAAACAATAAACGTGCAAGTTATTGTTGCACTCCACATTTATATGTTTACGAATATGATGAAAATAAAGGAGAGTGTAGTTGGGAATATACAGAAAATTTATGTTTAAATCGTGATTATGATGAATTAAATGATGAATTAAATAAGGAGGATTAAAATATGAAAAGTGCTAGAGAGTTATTTAAGGAACTAGGATATGATTTAGTCGAGACTACATCATATATGGTGTACTATTACAATGAAGAAAATGATATTTATATATGGTTTTATAATAATAGCAAAACAATAGAAATAGTTAATGAATTTACCTTAGATATATTAAAAGCAATAAACCAACAGGTAAATGAATTAGGTTGGAAATAGAAAGAAGTGATAAAAATGGAATTATGGAAAGACATACCTAATTATGAAGGCTTTTATCAAGCAAGTGATTTAGGCAGAATTAGAAGTTTAGATCATGTTAGAAAAAATGGAACTAATGAATACATACAAAAAGGTAAAATATTAAAATTTAATAAAAATAATAGTGAATATTATCGAGTAAGATTATCAAAAAATGGTGTTGTAAAAACATATAGAGTAAATAGGCTTATTGCTTTGACATTTATTAATAATCCTTTAAATAAAAAAACCGTTAATCATAAAGATGGAAATAAATTAAATAATAAAGTTTCAAATTTAGAATGGGCAACTCATAAAGAACAAACAAAACATATGCATGAAGTTTTAAAAGTTCCTTATAGTGATTGCAAATATTGTCATGAGATTAATAAGAAAAAAATAATACGAGATGATAATAAAATATACAATTCATTAAAAGAAGCAAAAAAAGACCTAAATAACAAAAATGCTCATATAACCGAAGTTTGCCAAGGAAAATTAAAAAAAACCTGTGGACATTCTTTTAAATATTTAAGAGAGGAGGAGATGACTTATTGAACTTTGGGTGCGTTCTCAAGATAAGAGAATATTACAAAAAGTAGATAATATATTTCTAGATGCCAATTATGAAGATAAAAGAATTAGCACTTATGATGGTGACAATGTTGAATTAGGAATATACAAAACAAAAGAAAGAGCCATTGAAGTTTTAGACGAAATACAAGATTTACTACAAAATGCTTATGTTGGAAATGTAGACAGAATTGTTTACCAAATGCCAAAAAAATAAAGAAAGGACTGATACTATGTATAAAATAAGAGAAGATTGGAAGGATATTGAAGGATTTGAAGATTATACTATTGATGAAAAAGGAAATATATATAGCAAAAGAAAAAGAAAGTATCTGAAACAAACTATAAATAAGTTTGGATATTGTAAAGTAACTTTACAAAAAGATAAGTATAAAAAGGTGTTTAGTGTACATCGATTAGTAGCACAAGCATTTATTCCTAATCCCAAAAACAAATCACAAGTCAATCATATTGATAGCAATAGACAAAATAATAATGCGAAAAATTTGGAATGGGTAACAGCCAAAGAGAATATCCAACACGCAGTGAAAAATAAAAGATTTGAAAATATGGCTATAATTAATAGTGAAAGAATGAAAAAGAGTAAGTTGTATTTGAAGGGATATCCATTGGCTAACGAAGTTACTAAAAAGAAAGTTGCACAATATGATAAGAAAAACAACTTACTAAATGTGTATGAAAGCATAAGCGATGCAAGTAGAAATACAGGAATAACAATAACAAGTATTAGTTATGCCTGTAATAATAAAAGAAAGACAGGAGGCGGTTTTATATGGCACTTCGCATAAAAGACAATGTGGACTTGAATGTGTTGGAAAAGTATGGGTTTATAAAATTAAATAATTGGGGTTGGATTTATTACCCAAATAATAATAATCCAAATACAAGATATTTTTCATCAATTAAAATTGATAAAAGTAATAAGATAATATGCTTTAGCTTAGAAAATATGTCTTGGTGGTGCAATGATTTAGAACAACTAGAGTTAGATATTGAAAATATTAAAAATTCTTATATTGAATTTAAACAAAAAGTAAAAGAATTAATGGAAGCCGATTTAGTTGTAAAGGTGGAGGAATAATGAATAGAGAAATAAAATTTAGAGTATATGATAAAGATTTAAAAAGGATGAGATATTTGAATAGTTCACATGATTTTATATGTTTTGATGAAAAAGGAAATGGCTACTATCATAATATGCAAACTGGACTAGGAGAATGGTTTAGCGATTTAATGCAATATACAAATTTAAAGGATAAAAATGGTGTAGATGTTTATGAAGGAGATAAAGTTATGTTTGATTATGAATGGACTAATCCTGATGAAATTGGTGTTATAACTTGGAATAAAGATACGGCTAGTTTTCAAATAAAAGGTCATATTCCTAGTTCTTCTATGAAACATCTAAATAGAATGAAAGTAATAGGAAATGTGTGGGATAAAAATGATTGTTAAATTTCAAAAGAAAATTGAATTTATAAATGATTGTAACTGTATTGTTGATTACGAAGAACTAGAAAAAGCAATGTTATGGTATCAAGATAAACCAACATCAAGATTAAAACATATTTATATGTTTGGTAATTATCCAGCAGTTACGATTTTTAAAGAAAAAATACATATTCATAGATTATTAATGATGTATTGGAATGGTATAAGAAAACTAGATAAAAATACATATGTTCATCATATAGATGAAAATAAATTAAATGCCTCAAAAGATAATTTAATGTTTATTAATGCCTCATTACATCAAAGCAAACATAATAAAGGTAAAACAATATCTGACTATCAAAAAGAAAAAATAAGAATGTCTAATCATTTAAGAAAAGGGATTAAAAAACATATAAAAAATAAAAGAACAACTTTACTTAATAGGGATGAGTTGGGAGGGTTTGTTAAAACTGGAAATATTTATGAAAATGAGGTTGATTAAATGAAATTTGAAATGAATGGTGAAAAATGGGAAATAATAGAAACAAGCCAAGAAAAAATGTGTGAAGAATACAATGAAGAATTTAAAAATGATGGAAATTTTTATAATGGAATTACTTGCCCTATAAAGAAAAAAATTTTATTATACGAAGATTTGGATTCGCAACAAATGAAAAAAACTCTGTACCACGAATTAATGCACTGTTATTTATTTACATATGTTTCGTTTAATAATATTGATTTTTGTATAGATGATTTTTGTGATATATCAGCAAACAGCCACGATATCATACACAAAATTGTAGAAAATTATTTTAAGGGAGATAAAGGAGAATTAAAATGATTAAAATATTAGAACTTTTTGGAGGAATAGGGGCTTGTAGCTCGGCTTTAACTAAGCTGGGAATTGAATACGAAATTGCTGATTATGTTGAAATAGATAAATATGCAGTAAAAAGTTTTAATGCTATACACAATACTAATTTTGAACCTCAAGACATATGTAAGTGGGACAAAGATATAAAAGTAGATTTGATAATGCACGGAAGTCCGTGTCAAGACTTCTCACTTGCCGGGAAACAAGCAGGAGGAGATGAAGGAAGTGGAACTAGAAGTAGTTTAATGTATGAAACAATAAGAATAGTTGAAAAGTTAAAACCTAAATATGTTATTTGGGAAAATGTAAAAAACTTATTATCAAAGAAACATAGACATAATTTTGATGCTTATTTAGAAAAAATGAAACAACTAGGATATATAAATTATTATCAAGTATTAAATGCTAAAGATTATGGAATACCTCAAAATCGTGAAAGAGTATTTACGGTGAGTATTTTAAATAACGGTGTTGTAGGTGCTGCTATGAGAGGAAGATATGACAATGGGAAAATAAAACAACATTTAGAAATATCAGATAGAGAGTGTGCAAATGCAATAACGACAGTTCAAAAAGATTGCTTAGTATGTGAGCAAAATAAACAATTTGCATTCCCACCAAAACAACCACTTAAATTAAAACTCAAAGATATGTTAGAAGAAAATGTAGACGAAAAATTTTATTTAAGTGAAAGTAGAATACAAAAAATAGCCAATTGGAGAGCATATCAAAAACCATTTGAAAAAGTACAAGGGAAGAATAGCATAGTTCCAACATTAACAGCAAGAGGAGCGGGTGAAGAACATTCTGGAATGATTACTTATAGTGAAAATTTAGAAGACACAACTAATTTACAAGAGGAATGTTTAAAAGTAGGGTTGTTTGATGATACTTCAAGCAACAACTTTGCTAAAGGAAAAAGAGATTATGGTTATAAAAATGAATATGGTACCTTAAAGTGTAGTCCTAAATATTCTATTTATAAAAACATAGATTTAAGAATTAGAAAATTAACGCCGAAAGAATGTTGGAGACTAATGGGGTTTGATGATAGTGATTATGAAAAAGCATCTAAGGTTAATAGTAATACTCAACTGTACAAACAAGCTGGTAATAGCATTGTTGTGAATGTTTTAGTGGCAATTTTTAAGGAGTTGATTAAATGATTTTAATAGACAGCCGAGAAAAACCGAAGGCAATAACAAAAATAATTAAATGTTTTGAAGAAAACAATATTGATTATGACACTTCAAAACTTTATGTTGGGGATTATCAATCTTTAGATAACCCTAAAATTGTTATTGACCGAAAACAAAATCTTGCTGAAATTATGCAAAATGTTACACAAAAACGATTTAGAGATGAACTTATCAGAGCCAAAAAGGCTGGAATACTTTTAATAATACTTATAGAACATAGCAAAGATATTACTTGCATTGATGATATTACAAAATGGAAAAATCCGAGGCTAGAACAATACAAGCGAACTTTAAAATGGAAATTAAATCTTAATTATCATGCAGAATACAATGAGTGGGAACTTTACAGGCAAGCAAAAAAAAGAGGCTTACAAACATATAGACCACCACAAAGCCCCGAACAACTAAGAAAAGCATTACATACTATCGAAGATAACAAGGAAGATTATGATGTGTCTTTTAAATTCTGTTCTAAATCCGAAACAGGGCAAAAGATACTTGAATTATTATCCCAAAAATGATATAATTTAACTAGGTGATAATATGAGCGGTTTATTAAATTTAATATTATCTTTAGGAGCATTGTTAATCAGTGGGTTAATATGCTTTTTTTTTAGTTATTTTGAATATTCACAAAGAAGAAATTTGGGAGGAAATTTATGAAAGATATTTTAAAAAATAAATTAAAATATTTAATTAACAAAAAGAAAACGTTGCTTGAAATTTACGAAACTTTAGAATTAAAAGATTATGAAGTCATAGGACTTGTCGAACTTGAAACATTTGGCAAGAAATTAATTAGGAGAAGATAACTATGTCAAATTTAAAAGAATATTTGGGGATAATTTGCGTTGAAAGAGATTTTGTGATAAAATTATCTAATGAAAATTTAAGGAAATATAAAACTAATTTTTATTCCCAACCTTTTAAAATTTGGCAATTAGATTTACTTTGGGAGTATATTTGGAGCGATATTTCTTTTGAAGAAGTTAAAAATATTTTTAAAATAGAATGAGTGAGGTGGTGATGTGGCTAATTTAGACAATCTAGTGTCTTTTGCAGATATGACACAGCAAAGACGCAGCGAAATAGCCAGAATGGGTGCAATTGCTAGCAACAAGGCTCAAAAAGAAAAGAAAACAATGCGAAAAGAGTTAGAACTTTTATTAGAAGCCGAAGCAAAAAATGGCAAGACCTATCAAGAAAACATAACAATTGCATTAATGGGTAAAGCAATAAAAGGCGACACAAAGGCTTATGAGATTATTAGAGATACTGCAGGACAGAACCCTGATAAAGTAAAAGAAGAAGTTGAAAAAGTAGAACAAATAATTCAGATACCAGCAAAAGACATTGCTAAAAGTTTTGTTGATATAAATAGAAGTATAGATGATAGAGAGTACAGAGAATATTATTTAGAGGGTGGTCGTGGTAGTACAAAGTCATCTTTTATAAGTGAAAAGGTAATTGAATTAATGGAAAACAACCCTAAAATGTGTTGCGTTGTTTTAAGAAAAGTAAAAGACACTTTAAAAGATAGTGTATTTGCTCAATTAGAGTGGGCTATTGATACATTAGCAGAAACATATCCAACAATAAAAGAAGATTATAAACTAACTAAAAGCCCTATGGAAATAACAAAACTAAGCACGGGGCAAAAGATATTCTTTAGGGGTGCTGATGATTATGGTAAAATCAAGTCATTAAAAACACCAAAGGATATGTATGTAGGTATTACTTGGTACGAAGAGTTCGACCAATTCGCAGGTATGCTAGAAGTTCGTAAAATAAATCAGTCGTTAATTCGTGGTGGTGACGATTATATTCAATTTTATTCATACAATACACCACCTAGCAAACAACACTTTGTAAACATTGAAAAGAGAATACCTAAACCATCAAGGCTTGTTAATTTGAGTGATTATAGAAGTGTTCCTAAAAAGTGGCTAGGACAAGCATTTATTGATGAGGCTGAGTTCTTAAAAGAAACAAACGAAAAAGCATACGAAAATGAGTATTTAGGGGTAGAAACAGGAATTGGTGGAAATGTATTTGAAAATCTTGAAATAAGAGAGATAACCGATGAAGAGATAGAAACATATGATTACATTTATATGGGACTTGACTTCGGATGGTATCCTGACCCTTTGGCTTGGACTAAAATGTGTTATAATCCAGCACAAAGAGCATTGTATATTTTTGATGAGTTTTTAGTAAACAAAATGAGTAATGTTGATGTTTGGGATTATTTAGTTGAAAACAAAGGTGTTACTACTGATGATATGATAATTGCAGATAGTGCTGAACCAAAGTCAATTGGAGATTTTAAAAGTTATGGTGCATTGATAAAAGGTGCTGAAAAAGGTCCTGAAAGTGTCAAGTATTCTATGAAGTGGTTATCTAGTTTGGCGAAGATAGTTATAGACCCTGTGAGGTGTCCTAAAACAATGCAAGAGTTTAGTAATTATGAATATGAACAAGACAAAGATGGCAATTGGATAAGTGGTTATCCAGATGAAAACAACCACACAATAGATAGTGTAAGATATGCTCTTAACAAGATTTGGAAAAAGAAAGGAGAATAGTTATGGAAATTGTTTATAAAAAAGTAAATGAGTTAATACCATACATAAATAATTCAAGAACTCATAGTGAAGAACAAGTAAATCAAATAGTTGCAAGTATAAATGAGTTCGGCTTTACTAACCCACTATTAATAGATGAAAAAGATAACATTATAGCAGGACACGGAAGATTATTAGCAAGTAAGAAATTAAAAATGGAAGAAGTTCCTTGTATAGTGCTATCAGGACTTACCGAAGCACAAAAGAAAGCCTATATCATAGCAGATAATAAAATGGCTTTAAATGCAGGCTGGGATGATGAACTTTTAAAGATTGAATTAGAAAACTTAAAAGAACTTGATTTTGATTTAGAACTAACAGGATTTAATGTTGATGAATTAGATGACATATTCCAAGTTGAAGAAGAACAAGAAATTGTAGAAGATGACTTTGACATTGAACCGCCAGAAGAACCAAAAGCAAAATTAGGGGATATTTATCAATTGGGAAATCATAGATTAATGTGTGGCGATAGCACAAGTGAAGAAGATGTTGAAAAACTAATGAATGGTAATAAGGCAGATATGGTGTTTACTGACCCGCCTTATAATATTGCATATTCAGGGATTAAAGACAAAAGAACAATAGAAAATGATAAAATGAATGATGAAGATTTTGTTGATTTTTTAGAAAAGTCTATTATGAAATGTGATACTGCTTATGTATGTTGTAGTTGGCAATATGAACATTTATTTAAAAAAGCAATGACTAATATAGGAATGGCACCAAAAGCAATGATAATTTGGAATAAAGTAAATCCAGCACAACATTTAGATAAGTATTTTAAACAACATGAAATAATATTTTACTATGGAAAATTTGGTGGAGAGAAAACTATTAGAGGAGATATATGGGAATGCAAAAGACAAAAAAATACAGTTCATCCTACTATGAAACCAATAGAATTAATTGCGATGGCATTAGGAGATAATAAAGATAAAGAAATAGTTTATGATGGATTTGGTGGTAGTGGTTCAACATTAATTGCTTGTGAACAATTAAATAGAAATTGTTATATGATGGAGCTCGATGAACATTATGCTTCGGTTATAATTGAAAGATATATAAATTTTACTGGAAATGATGTTTATAGATTAAATCCTGATGGAACTAAAACTAATTGGAGAGATATAAAATGCGAAAAGGAGAAGTAAGACCTGATTTACAAAGAGCAAGAATAGGGATTTGTCTTGTATGTGGTAAAGAGTTTAGGGCAGTAAAAGATTTTAAACAACATAAACAAAAATATTGTAGTAAAGAATGTTGGAGCAAAAGAGCAACTATAATAAATAAATGCAAATATTGCGGTAAAGATATAAAAACCAATATTAAAAGGAATAAAGTCTATTGCAATAATGAATGCAGAAACCTAGATTATAGAAATACACATAAAGGCGAATTAAGTTGGTTTTGGCAGGGTGGAAAAACAAAAGAAAGTAAATTAAGAAAAACTAATTCTCAATATAAAGAATGGCGTAATAAAGTATTTAAAAGAGATAATTATATTTGTCAAAATTGTGGTAAACATACAAGGGATTTAGAAGCACATCATATAAAAGAACAAAACAAATATCCTGAATTAATTTATGATGTAGATAATGGATTAACATTATGTCACGAATGCCACAAATTAACAGATAATTATGGACATAAAGCAAGATGGGAAGAATTTACTGGCAAAAAGGCATTATTAATAAAAGAGGGAGAATAGAAACGATAGAAAAAGTAAACTCTTGCCATTCAAATTACATAAACAAAATTGGTGGTTTTGAAAAGTTCGCAGAGTGGGGGTTATTTTAAAATAAAGATATAAAAAAGGAGAGTGATAGTATGCTAAAGAATGTATATCTTTGGATTATGGAACATATCTTTAAAAGTAAAACACAGACTACACCAGATGTGGTTAGTCAAAACAACGATTATCAAAGAGAGTACGAGCGAATAGACCAAATTAACTTTACTTCAATATTTGCTAACAAAATATCTAATTATGTGGCAAACGATAGCAATATTGATATAGTTGGTACGAGCGAAAGAGCAAAGTATTTCAATGAAATCGTACAAAGTATGAAAAGGAAGTTAAAAAAGATTTCATCAACAATTTTAGGAGTTGGAGGTATTGCAATAGTTCCTTATGTTAAAAAAGGAAAGATTTATTACAATATTGTTCCACAAAATAGAATTTTAATTGATGAAAAGGCTGGTGACTTAATCACTGGTGCGACTATTCTTGCCGAAAGCAAAGTTGTAAGTGATTTAGTTAGTCAAAAGATTTATTACAGATGGACTAATTATCAGATAAGAAATAACAACTTGATTATTCAACAAAAGTTTACTGATGAAAATGGGAATGAATTAAAAGACACACCTGAATTTTGGGCTGGAGTTCAAACAATATTAAGTATTAGTAATGTTGACAGAGTACCATTTGCTTTTATAATAAGCCCTGTAAATAATAGGCAAACAAGCGATGACTATGGAGTGCCTATTACTTATGGTTGCGATGAAACGATAGCCGAAATAAGAGAGTGCTTAAAGCAAATAGTTAGGGAATTTAAGTCAAAAGAAACATTTATTGGTGTTGACTACTCAATGTTTAAAAAAGACAAAAATGGGCATTGGGAATTACCAGAAGATGGGCTTTATAAGAAGTTCAACAGTGATAAAGATGACTTCTGGGAAGTATTTAGCCCAGATATAAGAGAAAGTTCTTATTACAACAGATTAAGGGAATTGTATTCAAGACTTGAAAAAGAAATTGGAACAAGTGCAGGAATATTAACTGAAATAGAAACAGCGAATGCAACTGCAACTGCTATTAAAAGGGCATTGTATGATACTTTAACAATAGTAGATGATTTAAGAGATAACCTAGAACAAGGCTTTGATGATTTCTTTAAGGCTTGCGATGTTCTAGCAAATGCTTATAATGTTGTTCCAAGCGGTACTTTTGAATTATCTTACGATTGGGATTTATCTTTACTTGAAGAACCGCAAGAAACATATAACCAATATGTACAAGGTTTAAGTCAAGGCGTTGTTAAGAAAGAAGAACTAAGGCAATTCATATTTAGCGATGAAACACTAGAAGAAAGCAAAAAGGCTATTGAAGAGATAGAAGAAGAAACACCTAGTGTTGATAAGTTGCTTGATGATGAAGAGGATAATGCTGATAATAACAAAGATAAGCAAAAAGATAAAGAAGATAACAAAGATGATAAGAAAGAGGGAAAAAATGAAAAAAGTAATGATTAGTCAACCTATGAAAGGTAAAACAAATGAAGAAATAAGAAGAGAAAGGGAATATTTAGTAAAAGAGATTGAAAGCAATGGAGATATAGTTTTAAATACTATATTTGATGAAACACCAAAAAATGTTGATGAGGCAATATGGTTTTTATCAAAAAGTATAGAGTATTTAGCACAAGCAGATACAATAATATTTATGAAAGGTTGGCAATATGCTAGAGGTTGCAAAATAGAACACGAAGTTGCTGTTGAATATGGCAAAGAAATACTCTATAACAACTGAAAATGAAGAGAAAGAGTAAAATCTTTCTTTTTTTTGCTATAAATTTAAAAAATGTTAATTTAGTATTGACAAAGTAAATATAATATAGTATAATTAAAGTATAAATTGAAAAGGAGAGATGAAAGATGTTAAATCAATTAACATTAGTTGGTCATTTAGTTTCAGACCCTCAAATAAATGAAACTGAAAATGGAAGAAAGGATTGCAATATTACATTAGCAGTATCACGAAGTTATAAAAATGAACAAGGTATTTATGAAACTGATTTTATACCAGTTACGCTATGGGGCAGCATTGCTGGAAATACAATAAATTATTTTAAAAAAGGTGATTTAGTAGGAGTTAGAGGAAAATTAGAAAGTTCAATAACTACTGATGATAACCATACAATAGAAGAGAATAAAAGATTAAAGTTAAGAGTTGTTGCAGAAAAAGTAACTTTCTTGTCTAATAAATCTAATAAAGAAGAAGAATAAAATCTTTTTCTCAATGTAGCCATTGACTGTTGCAAGCCAGTATTAAAAATGTAGAGCATAGAAAATATGAAAAGGAGAATAAAATGAAAGAAAACAAAACAAGAAAAACACATACATTTGATAAGAAAGTGTATGCTGAATTTCAAAAATATGCTAGTAGTATAGGCAGAAGCGTATCTTCATTAATAGAACAATTTATGCGAGAGACACTTAAAGAAATGAAAAAGGAGAAATAATTATGAACAAAAGATTAGTATTGAAACTTATAAAAGATATTATTAAACAATATGCTTATGTTAAAGATTTTAAAAGAGAAGGAAACACTATAACAATTATATTAGAACCTTATAGTCATTATGAAGATACTCTTTAGGAAGGAGAAATAAGAATAATGGAAAAAAAAGAATATTATAAACGAATAGAAAGAATAAATAATAGATTTAAGGCTGGTAGAGTAAGTGTAGATGAATCATATCAATTAATTTGTCAAAGAAATTATTTATCAACAAAATACATAAAAAATTTAGAACAACAAGTCAAAAAGCAAAAAGAAGTTATTGATAAAGTAAATAAATTGATAAATCATTATTTAAAAAATACTGATGAAAGTGGTTCTTATGTTGAAACAAATACACGTTGGAAGTTAATACCTGAAATATTAAAAGAATTATTAGATATATTAAAAGAGGTGTCAGAATGAATTTAGAAACAATAAATAAATGGCTAGATGAAGAATGTGGTTGTTCTTATACTAGATTGGAAGAATTACACAATTTTTATTTTGAAAAGTATTGCGATTTACAACAAGAAAATAAAAAATTAAATGGTGCTATACAAACTTACGATATACTTTTAAAAGCAAATGTTGAAGAAAATAAACAACTAAAAGATAAACTATCTAAAATAGAAACATTAATAATAAACCATAATTGTGATACTGGTAATATTTATTATAAGTATAATAGTAAATTTTTAAAAAGTGAATTAAAACAAAGAATATTAGAGATAGTATATGAAGAAGGAAGTGATAGTAATGTTAAAGATTAAAAATAAAAATAATTATGAAACAAAAGTTACTACTATAGGTGGTTATTGTAGTGCTGTGTATGAAGAAAATTTAAAACAATTTAGAAAAGAGTTAAAGAAAAAAGGTGGATATATAGATGTAATTGTACCAATAAGGTCGATAGTAATGTATCAAGAGAAGATAGAGAGTGATGAGTAAATGAATAATGAAGAACTAATATCTTACTTAAATAATATTGATTTTGAAAATAGCAATATTGTTTATAATGAAATTAAAAAACTAGTTAAAGAAAATCAAGAATTAAATGATAAAATAAATAAAGCAATAGATTTTTACGAAACATATAAACAAGAATGTGTTATAGGTAGAACTAAAGATGAAAGATTAATAAAAGATTATTATTTGCCAGCACGATTAAGCAAAGATTTAATTAAAATATTAAAAGGAGAATATAATGTTAAGTGAAGAATTACAAGAAAAGTTGTTAAGTGTATTTGACAAAAGATTTCAAGATTATAACACAAAAGTATTAGAAGAATTAGGAAATGTTATCAAGCAATTTAAAGATTTGACACCAAGCCAAGCATATTCCTTAGCACAGCAACTAAAATACAATACAACTATCAAGGATTTATTAGATGAGTTATCTAAAATTAGTGGGTTGTCTGTTAAAGACTTAAAAGCGATACTAGAAAAAGTCGCAAAAGAGAACATTGGATTTGCGGATACTTATTATAAAGCAAGAGGACTTGAAACACCTATCTATAACGAGAATAAAGCACTCCAGAGGCTTGTTTCTAGTGTTTATAGTATAAGTGGTGCAGAATTTAAAAACATCGCTAAAAGCACAGGTTTTAGGCTTTTAGGAGATAATGGAGAACCTTTGCTACTAGACATTGATGAAACATACAAATATGTAATAGATAAATGTGTTGTTGCTATCAGCCAAGGCAAAGAAACTTATCAGCAAGCAATGAGAAGCACTTTAAAGCAATTATCATCATCAGGAGTTCGTAAAATAGAATATGAGAGTGGTTATTCAAGAAGATTAGATACTTCTATAAGAATGAATATACTTGATAGTATGAGACAAGTATCAAACGAAAGCCAACAACTATTTGGTAAAGAATTTGATAGTGATGGTGTAGAAATATCTACCCATTTAAATCCAGCACCAGATCATAGTAATGTTCAAGGACACCAATTTTCAAACAAAGAATATGAAAAATTACAATCAACAGGTGTTGCTACCGATTATAATGGTGAAGTGATTGATATAAGAATAAAAGATAATTTTAGACCTATCAGTACCATGAATTGTTTTCATTATATCTTTTCAATCGTATTGGGAGTTAGCAAACCACAATATAGTGATAAGCAATTAAAAGAAATAATTGATAATAAGAATAAAACATTTGAATTTGATGGCAAGACTTATAATATGTATGAAGGTACTCAATTACAAAGAAGAATTGAAACTGCTATAAGGCAAGAAAAAGATACACAAATATTAGCTAAAGCGAGTGGGGATGAAGAACAAGTATTAAAAAGCCAATTAAGAATTACACAATTAAATACTAAATACAAACAATTATCACAGGTTAGTGGATTGCCTACTCAAAAGCAAAGAATGTCGGTAAGCAGTTATCGAAAAGTTAGTACTAAAAATGTTGAAAAAAGAGTTCAAAAGGTGTATAATACTGGTAACTTATATAAAGACACGAGTTTATATATTCAAGCAAGAAAAAGACAAGAAAAAATAAAAAATGGAGAGATAGATTTAACAATAAAAAAAGATAAGCAACTTCAACATATAAAAAATAGTGAAAAATATATAGTTGGCAAAAGTTATTTTAATGATAAATATTCCAATATCGATAAATTACAAGAATTAGTTAATGAATACGCTGGAAAAGGACGTATAATTGCTTCTAAAAAAGGAGAATTAGTAAACAAAGAAATTATTACAATAAATGAAAATGTTGGTAAATATATTTTGAAAGATAATGACGAAATTATAATGAATGAAGATACAAATTCGTTTACTATACATTATTCAAAAAATGGTGTTCATATAACACCAGCACGAAAAAGGAGTGATAAAGAATGAATTTAAAATTATTTAACAAAAATGTAAGAGTTGTATTAACTGATGGAGAAATATTTGAAGGATTATTCGAAGAATATTACGAAGAAGATAATACAATTATAATAAATGGAATTGAATTAAATATTGATGAAATAAAAGAAATGGAAGAACTAAAATAA